GATATTCACTTACAGGCATATTTTTAAATTCTTTAAGTGTCTTAGGCATAATTTCACTTGCAAATATTGCTCGTCTTATTGTGTAATTTACCCAATCATCTGCTGTTCTAAATAAATTTGCAGGTGGTGTTACTCCAACCTGTCTTAGTTGTTCTAAATGTTTTTTTTGTTCAAACTGTGCTTTTGCTTTTACTATATCTAATTCTACTTCATTAGTAAGATTGTTATATCTAGCCACAACATCATCTACATTACTACGAACACCTGCTGTTTCTGTTTCTTCTATAGCTTGTTGTACACCTGTTTGTGTAAATGTCTGATCTACTATTTCTCGTTGTTGTTGCATTCTTCCTCTAAGCTGTGGTACAGACTCTCCGGGTAATGCTCTAAATTTTTTCATACCACTTACTGATTTTATGCGAATAGCATCACCTTTATTAAACTTTTTAATTTTACCAAGTATTTTCATAGCATTACGATTAATTGCATTTTCATAATCTGCTATGCTTTGTCCGGTTTTTTGTGCTATTTTACTATGTGAATATTCGTGCAACATAACAAAATCTGCCCATTCATCTGCATTATTGAATGTATCTCTTGGTAATGGTTTAACACCTTTTACTGTAGGTTTAGTCCACGGCAAATCTATAAATGTTCGTTTTATAGCTTCTCTATCTATTCGTATTGTATTATTTTTTCTTTGATAGAATGCTTTTTTATATCTACCATTTTTATCGTGTTTACCTGTATAACCATCAATAATTCTAAGACTCTTATAACCTTTAGGATCAAGATATTCTATTGCATCTATCGCATCTTTAATAGGTTCTGGCTTTCTAGCTTGTTTACCTCGCTTTGATTTTATAGTTACATCCTCAAAATTTTTTTTTGGATTTATATAAAATTCTTCTTGATTATAATCTTTAATACCTTCGTTTTCAGATAATTCTTTGTCATAGTCATCTAATGTTTTTTTTGTACCTTTAGGCAATGCACTCTTTAAAGTTTTGCTACCTAAATTAGCTGAAAGTGAACCTGCCACTCCTCCGATAAAACCACCTGCAAGTGCACTTAATCCAATCATTGCTGTAGTTTCTTCAAATGTAGAAGTTGGATCAAGATTGTGTCGTATAGGTTCTGTTAATGCTGTAATACCACCAACGCCTACACCACCTCGTACTGCACCTTTAACAAATCCTAATCCTCCTACCATAGGTATAGGTAAGTATGTAGTTGGATCAAGAAACGCCGCCGCAAATCCCGGAAGTATTCTGCCTGATTGCTCTAATCTATCTCGTCTAGCATTGTTTCTATCTATTTTTTGTTTTAAAAAATCAGCTTGTTCTTTATTTTTAATACCAATAAATTCTTTCATATAAGGCAGGTAAGCCTCAAAGTTATCAGCAAATACATCATAATTAGGATCGTAGGTATCACTTACTTGTTGATCTATAGGTGATGTACTTTCTGCCCATTGATTAAGCCAAGACAAACTATAATGATCCATAACATCATCAAAGAAAGAATTGTTAGGAATATACTTGCTTTCTTTAGCCATAACAGGCACTCGTCTAAGCTGTGCATAGTTATATGCTCGTAAAAAATCTTGTTGATTACTACTTAGACTATCTACTGATGTAGTATTAATTCTTGCCATAATCAGGAATTAGTGCATTAAATGTTGTTGGATAATTTTCTGCAAAGTATTCTGCTTCTCTTATCCTTTGTTTACTAGCTTCGTCAAGTGAGTCATAATGTGTAATATCTTTACTAAGTACCATACCAATTTCTATATCTTGTGTTCTAGCTTTATCTAGTTTTTGTTTTACATCATTTGGTGTGTAAAAATAAAATGTGCCATCATCTTTTAGTACAGGTGTAGCATCTCCTGTGCCTCTATTTATTTCTAATAAATAATAAGAAATATTTGCTGTATCATCTGTTAGATTCATATTTTTAGTATTAACAGGATATACTCTAAAATCTCTACCAAGTTTCATTTTATTTCTGTCAACATTTTTATATCTCTTAAATTGGCTAATTTCATTCATAATATAAGGTTCGTGATGGTCATTAATCATTCTATTAGGGTTATTAGGATCAGTTACTTTATGTCGTTCTAATGGATATAATACAACGCCACTTTCTCCTGCATCACCTCCTGCCATATAATTAAAATTACTTTTGCCTATTATACCTTTTTCAGTAAGAGTATTATAAAACTTCATACCCATTTGTTTAAAACCTTTAGTTGGTTCAGTTGTAACATTTGGATCATATATAGTAGAACTTCGTAGATACATTCTTAAAGTATTTCTTAATGGTGTTGCTAAATTATCTTCACCAAACATAATACCTGTTTTATCAATTACATGTTTAATTGCATCATCAACTGCTTTATTAACAACAGAAGCATTATTTGTATCTTTAATATTTGAATCAAATGCTGTAGATAATTCAGTAGCTACTGTAGTAAAATCTATTCTATCATTAACTAATGATCGTACTCTTACACCTTCTAAAATATTATGTGCTTTATCTGATAAGCTAGGAAACATTTTTTCATAACTGTCTGTTCTAATAAATTTACCTTTATACATAGTTCCTGACAATCGTGTTGCTGATGCAACCATAGGATTGAGCATTGCTTGTATTACATCAGCATCACCTGATAATATAAGTTGTTCTATAGAATCCTTAATTACAGTAGGCATTGCTCCAAGTCTGCCGTGTGCTTCATAAAACTCTGGTGTTCTCATAGCTTGGTCATATGTAGTTAAATTAGCTAAACGAGATGGATTACTTGAGCTTTGTGCAAGTATTTTAAAATATTCTGCAGGATCATCTTTAGCTACCTTTGTCATATCTTTTTGTATAAATGGATCAGTATAATTTGTAGATGCTTGTCTTTGTTGAGTATAATTAGTAAAACCTGCTATAGATTCACCTAGTTCACTAGAGCCAGATGTATTAGCTAATCGTTCTGTAAGGTTAGAATCAATAGCATTTATTTCATCTTCAGTAAGACCATCTAATACCTTATTAAAATCATCTTGTTTAATAGTTGATACTTTACCACCAAATGCTATTTGCTGTCCTCCCTTACCATCAATTAAATTACGAATAGCTACTAAGTTACTTTCTTGTTCTTTTCTACCAAAACTAGTTTGACTTCTTGGTGTGGTTGGATCAAGTAGCTGTTGTAAGTTTACACCACTAACTTCTGACGAATAAAATTTATGTAACCCATTAATCATTGATTGAAACTTAACTCTTTCCGTAATACTTTTACCAACAAGATTTTCAGGTATTTCAGCTATTGAGGCATTGGCTATTTCTTTAGCACTACTAGGATCAATCAACACATCTCTTTTAAATTGTTGTTCTGCTTTGCTAAAATACTGATCTGCAAAAGCACTTGTTTCTTCTTCTCTTTGTTGTCTAAATTTAGTTTGTGCTTTCTTTTGATCTTGTAGCATTTGTGCTTCGAGGGTAGGTCGTATTACATCATAGAATTTTGAAGGCAAGTTTTGTTTATATGAATCAAAAATTGGTGCCATTCTATTTACATATCCATTAGCATCTTCATTGGCATTAAACGATTGTTCTAATTGTGCCATACTTTCTTTTTCAAACTGTAAACCAAGATCCATTTTCATTTTAGCAACAATCATTTTATCATAATCATCTTGATCTGTTTGCCAAAAAAATCTATCTGCTTTAAATGGCTTCATTGTTTTAACTGTTCTTACTTCACCTGTTTCTTCATCAGTTATTTGTTTTTCTTCCATTTCAAACTTTGCATTTTGCACAGCGTTTTTCATTCTTATTTGATCTGTTTTTTTCTGTAATGCTGTAAAAGTATCTGATATTTTTTCAAAGGTTTTATCCCAAGCTACTGCAGATTCTTGTGTTTTTTGTATTGCTGTCTGATATCCAACAGGAGCAGTTACTCCTATCTGCTCTCTATATGAAACCATATCTTTGGATCGTTTTACCATTATGTTTCTTCTTTCGGTGGTGGTGCATCATCTTCTTGTGCAAATGCTGACCAATTAACATTAGCACCCATACCAACTAATCCTGCTACACCACTATATATACTTGCTTTCCTTCTTGATTTGTAAGCTGATAACGAAGCGTCTTTTGCAATACCTGTTTGTCTTGCATCCATAAGTGCTTGTGCTTGTGCCTCTCTACCCATCAAAGTAATATTAGATTGATCTCGTCCTTCAGCTTCTCTATTAGCTAAAAGAAAGTTAGTAAAACTTGGTGAACCTATTTCAGCACCAGAAGCGGCTAAACTTGCTCTGTTTGATTTGTGTAGTTTAAGTGCTTCTCTTTTTCTATCATTTAAATCTTTTTGCATTTGCAATTCTCTAGCTTTGGCTTCTTCTTCTTGTTGCCTACGCCTTTCTTCTAGCATTTGTTGTTCATATGAATTTGCTGTATCGTCAGCATTCATTTGTTGCATCATAGAATATACTTGAAAGCCACCACTTATGACTGTGAAAGCTAAACTAATATATGGAATGGCGGCGGCTGGAGGACACATTAGAAATAATACTCACTTGTTATAGATAATATTCTGAAAGGTAATGGCACAGATTGTGTAATCGTAATAAAAGGTTCTTGGCTATAACCTAAACTATGTACATCTTTTTTACCTGTATATCCTGTCATTTCAAATCCATTGCTTACAATTACATCATTACTGTTTACTTGTAAATTATGTGTTTTAGATAATTCTAATATAGTTTTGCCTATTTTTCTAGGTAATCCGTATGTTGAACCTAATCCTCTTACAGGTGAAGTTGCATCTATAGATAATGTAGAAACATCTACTGTATAATCAATACCTATATCAATACCTGAAGCAGGTTTTTGAAATATAGCAACACCATTAGAATCAACTGTACTACTGCCATAATAAACTATTGTATCATTTTCTCCTGTACCTGATGTAGCGTGTACTACTTTACCTCGTAAATCTGGTGAAGCATTTAACCCTGTAAATGTATAAGAGGTAGTAAATTCTATTGATGCATTATCAGATGCTGTTAGAGCAGGTACAACTGTAACTATGTATTCACCTGATGTACTTGTTGTTGCTACATTCTGTATCGTACAACTTATTGAATTGCAGGTAAATTGCTCCCCTGCTCTGGGTACTTGTGTTAAGCCATCTATTATAACAGTATTAGCACTAGTAACTGCACCTTTTACTAAAGGCGTTCCGTGTGGTTGATATGACGAAGATAAGACTTTAGATACAGAAGCATCTGTTGGTATCTCATATTGTGAGTTAGAAAATTGCTCTAGATAATATTTAGTAGCACCATTTACAGTTCGTTTAACTACAGCATACATAAATTTTGTTGTTGCTCCTACAGATATATAATCACCATCTGTTTCCCATATTACCCAACCTGATAATTTTTCTTGTCTATTTGCAGAAAACACTCCTATTGTTCCATTGTCATTTACAAACAACATAAACATTTCTGTTCTTATTCCGGATGATTTTATTATTGCAGAGTCAGTAGGACTATTTACAGCTTGTGGTGAAAGTATAGATAATGCTGTAGGTGTATATTCTTCATTAGCAGTATTATAAAAATATTCTCTTACTGTTTTACCATTAGGTTGAACAAAGATTGCCGCACCATCAAATAATCTTGGCATACATTTAAGTTGCGAACCAAGATCACTTTGTTTTAATACTTGTAAATCTGTCGGTGTAATTGGTTTACCTACTTGAGGTTTTAAATAAAATTCACCTGTTGTTGTAAAGATTTCTAAATGTTTACCAGAAATTAAATGTTGTATTCTATTTACTTGGTCTGATGCAATATTTATTTGGATAGCGTCTGTATCATCACCATCTCCTAAACCAAAATGAAAAAAGTCTGCTGTTTGACTACCACAAATAAAATCACTTATAGATCCACCTGCAAAAAAAAGTCTTTGCTGATGAAACCTTACTGCTGTTGGAAAGCCATTATGTGTATTATATACTTCTTCATCCCATTGTTTGGTAGGTGGATGTCCTATAATTCTAACATTTGTACCACCACCATCTTGAGAATCTCCTGCTGTACCACTTGTAGCTGTATATTCATAACGATCGTCATCAAGGACAGTTATTGTAAATGTACCATTTATATTTGTTGCTGTTAAACCTGAACCAGAATCATTTAGAATACTTTCTGCACCTTCTACAGTAATTGATGCACCTGTAGAAAATCCGTGTTGTGGATGCAAAACAATTATTTTAGCTGTTCCTTGTTCAGATTTCATTGGATCATCATCAAGTTCTATTCGTACATCTTTTCGTAAAGTACCTACAGCATTTGTACCATCTGTTACTGCTGTTACTTCTATCTCTGATTTATGATATCGTATAATATTACCAACCATAGTTGAGTCCCAATAAGCAACACTTGTTACTAAATTAACATTTGTTTGCGCAGTTGTTTGATCTATATCTAAAGTAATATTGGAATCTGCAAATTTAAAATATGGTTGAAATATTTCTGTATCATTAAAGTTGGTTGCGAATTGAAAATCTGCTTTAGTAAATGTTGTTGCTCCTGTTCTTACAATTAACTGTGGTCTGAATGCTGTATGTGCAACAATCATTGTATCTGCAGATTGTGTAAATGTAAATTCAAATAAATTAGAAGTAGTCCAAGGACAACTTGTTAATGTGCCTAATAGTGTGCCGTTTGTAGAAAATATAAGTAATTTAGTATTTTGAAAAGCTAGTATATATTCTTGATTCTCATTAAATATAAATGCTTCTAACCTAGTTTCTTCATTTAAATCTGCTCTATACAAAGTACCTTGGCGTCTTTCCATTGCACCTTGATTTAGACAAAAGATATTTCTTCCTCTTCTAAGTGCTTGTTGGAATGCTTGTACATCTGTACGACTTACAACAGTTTCGTCAACCTCTCCACGGGTAAAACTATTTTGATGCACTCTTTGTATTGCCATATCATTTAACTGCTACTTGGTACAACTGCTCTCACTCCATCTGCTGTACCTCTGTTCCTTACTTCAATTAGTAAACTTGTATTAAGTTTTCTTGTAGTTTGTGTTTGTGATTCCATACCCCTAGCTTGTGTAAGCTGAATATTTGCTCTCTTTTGATATAATACAGAAAGATTATCATTTCTAGCTATAGCACCTGCAAATAAACTTGCTAACTCAAATACTAATATTTGAACAAAATATTCTGGAAACTGATCTTCGTGTGGTTGATAAGTATAATGTAGTATTACAGTATCGTTAGCACCACTATTAGTGTATAAAAATTCACCATATCTATCAAAAGGAATTACATTATCTGATACTGTAATTGTATGCACTAATAATGCATCATTTGGTATTTGATATGCAGAGTCCCATTTGTCCAAAGGGTCGGTAGAACTTTTAGACATTTGCTGTTGTTTACTAGCAAATCTCCATCTTGCTTTTGTTAATAAATTTTTTAATGTTGATTCATATAATTGATTAGACACTCTTGCTTCTGTATTGTTTTCTGTAAGAGCAGATATTACATTCGCTCCTACTAATACAAGTGCTTGATTACATATATCTATTTTACTTGCCATAATTTAAATATCGGGGGAGTTGCCTCCCCCAATACCCTATGTACCATTAATAGTTGTTACAGTAGCGGCCGCTGTTGCACTTGATACAACAAGGACATCTACTGTTCTTGTACCACCCGTTGATCCAACAGTAATGATTACATCATTCTGATGAAGCTGATTGGTAGCGTTGTTAAAATATCCTGATCCTGCAATGGTAGCAACAGCATCAGCAGAGTTGTAGAGATAAACATTTTGATCTCCACCACCTGCAATCTTTTTTAAGTTTGCTTGAGTAAAAGCCATTAGTTTTCTCCTATTCTGTTATTTGACATTCTATCGCACCATCATTGTCAATCATCACAGCACCCATAGACATATATGAAGTGATTAGATTACTGACCTTTTCAGGTATATAGTTTACTTCAGTTCTGATATCAGAACCCATAGCTAAACCAACAGACGATCTGTGGTAAGCGTGGCAATCTCTAGTTGTACTAGAAAGCGACAGACCAGAGAAAGAGAACCATAAGAACCCTAACCATCTCTTAGCCGTCATACCACCTGCATATGGTAATTCTTTTTCACCGATATACTCTGCTCTTGAGAATTGGTCAATTTGTAATAAATCTGCCCAACCTGCTGAAGATACAACAAAATATCTTTGTCCATCATCAGGAACATCAGCTTCGCCGAAATTTTCGTAAACTGTTAACGCCTTTGCAAGTGTAAGACCTGCAGAGCCGTGTACGACATTGTTACTATTAGACCCTGCATCTAACACATCAACAATAAGTTGATCTGTTTTTCTACCTAGAGCAGAAGCCGCCGATTGTGAAAGAACTTGTCTTTCATCTATGTTAGTTTTCAACTCATCTAATCTATCAACATAATCCGCCGCATAGAAATCAGATAGAGTTACATCAACTGTATTGTGAGTTATTTCCATAGTTGGAACATTAGCGTGTCTTGATTTCTCAGTTGCACTACCTTTGCCCACCTTTTGGAATCTCGCTTGATTGCCTTTTACATTATTAAGCTGTCTAACTGTATTCCTCAGTTTTGATCCCATACGCTGATATGCCATATGGACTTCTGATTCAAACTGCTTAATAAAGGCAGTAGTAATGGAAGTTGCCATAACTATCTCCTAATAAAGTTAATATTACAGTTTAAGAATTGTCCATAGTTTGATTCATTCGGGTTTTCCATATAGGGCCACATAAATCATCAATGGGTTCCACTTGAGTCTTTTCGCAAGACTCATAGTAAAAATATCTTACTTTTACATTTTTGACAAGTAGTGGTTGATTTTGGAATTTAAATCCTAACCATTTAAGCCATCTTATAGTTTGTGTTTGTTCTTCTGTAACGAAGTTATGCAAGTGTTGGTAATGCGAAATTGTCCAATTAAATGCCCGTTTTGTCTGGCGTAGGAATCGCATATTCTTCATTACATCTTCACCACTAAGAAACCAACAAGTAGCTTTTGTTGTATGACCTTTAATAGGAACACACCCCCACATTGCAATAGGTTTTTTGCCATCAAAAATTGTCCAAGTTATTGTATTTGGTCGGTTTGCTCTAAATGGATATAATAGTGCCATAAGTGGATCAAGACCAAATAATGCTATCTCAAATCTATCTTTGCTCTTCATATGTAATGCTAATTCAAAAGCATCATCAGGCGTAGAAAAGTCTTGGTATATCATCTATAGAGTCTAGCAAATGCATCATCTACTTTTCTTACGAAAGATTCATCTCTTTCTTTTGGGTCAAAGTAGCGAGGGTCTTTCATCATTCCTCTTACATCTTCTAGGGTTAGTTTATTTAAAGGTTCTTGTTGTTGATAAGAAGATATATTCTCATTTCTCATTTGCATTATTTTTTCTAGTATTTCAATACCCTCTGCAGTTGTACCTATAGTTTGACTAAGGTATTCGTGTTCGTCTGGTGTAAAGTATGCTTGTGAAAAACTATCTACAGCTTGTATTCGTGCTTGAGCATTTTCACCTAATTTTTCTATTTCTGCATCTGCATTAGGAGCATACTCTCCCATCATATCAATATAAGCATTAATACCATTTTCAAACATTTCTTGATCATAGGCATTCTCTGCACAATGACCTCGCCACCATTCTGTCATAGGATTTTCCATAACATCATCTTCTGTTATATGTTCTGGTAATGCAGGTAATTCATAATTTTCTGGAACTTCAGAATCAGCTTCTTGTGAAAGTTCATCTATAATTTGCTCTCTAAGTTCATCTTTGTTACCACCAACATATTTTTCTAATTCTTTATATCCTTGTTCTAAATCTTCTTGTGATTTAAATTTACCAAGAATTAAGTCATCTGCTGTTGGTTGAACCAAAGTATCATTTGGTCTTTCAGATAAGTTCTGTGGTTCTTGTGGCTGTTGTTCAGCCGTTTGTTCAGTAGATTCTGTTACTTCTGCAGTATTTTCTTCTGCTTGTTCTGTATTATCTGACATCTTTTTTCTCCTGTATTATGTTTTGACTTCTTCCTTTATTTAGTCGGCGTTGTATTAAACCTACTATATAGCGTTGACCTTCAATATGTCGTAGTTGCTGATCGCTTATTTCTGAACCTGCAACTGCTTCTATTGTAATCATTCGTAGATATTTTAATACTTCTGCACCTGCATCAGTTTTAAATACACTTTCAAAGATAAAATTAAGACGGGTTTCTTCGTCAGGACTTCGTTCAAAATTATCTAATCCTACTATACGATTAGGTTTTGCTTTCATACTCTATTTATACTACTTTGTAATGTTTTGTAAAGCGTTAATGGAATCCCTTGGTTGCATACCTGTTTGTTGTAACCCTTGAACCATTTCTCCTATTTGACCTGCCGCTTGTCCCATTTCTTTATCAGAACGAATTAACTCTTCTGGAACACCTAGTTTTTTGGCTAAAAACTTAGCAGTTTCGTTTTGCTTAACAAGAATATTAGTTAATTGTGGGCCGAGTCTGGCTTGTAACATTCCTATAAATCTATCTAAAGTAGCAACATCTTGTTGTTGTTGTGCTTGTGCAAGTGGCGAAGAGGATCTTATTTTTATTTCTCTACCATTAACAGTTGGAATTTGTATTCGCCCTTGTTTCTTTAATATATAAACTACTCGTTGTAATACAGGATTAACAAGTTCTGCTTGTAATCTTCCGAATGCCGCACCTATTTGACGAGAAAGGTCAGCCATTCGTTCTGCTACTTCTGTTGCTGACATAGGTGTTTTTTCGTTTGGCGTACCTAACATATCATTATATAGTGCCTTCTTTATATTTTGTCTCATATCTCGTAATACTAAATCTGATACCTGAAAGTTTCCTGCAGGTTGAACAGGTGTAAGTCCACTACTGCCAACAGCTTTTGGTATAATTGTTCCGGGAATTAATTGAATATTATCAACATTAATTACGCCATCATCTTCTACTTGATACATACCAGATATTGCCATTTGTGCATTTTCTAATATCAATTCAATAACAAGATTAGAAGTTTTAATTGCAGGTAGGGCAAGTTGTAGTGGCCCTCTTCCATATACTTCACCTGCACATTTACTCCATCTATATATTAAATATGGATTTGATCCCATTCCTTTGAATGTTTGTGAAAATAATTCTGCTTCATATGTTTCTGAAATAACACAGAATTGGTATTCTTCTTCTTTTGTATTGTTATAATTACGATAAACTATTTCAATAAGTTTACATTCTTTATCTGGATTCTTGCCCATTTCTTCCATCATCCGTGCAGGTAATTTTGCATTAGGATAAGCATTTAATATTTGTCTAAATTTAATTCTTCTTTCTCTAAATATATGATCTATCTTTTCGTCGTGTCCTGCATCTAATAATAAATGAGGTAAAGGGATTGCTTTAAATTTTATTGGGTGTACAGCATCTCCCTCTTCAACAAGTAGACATCCTGTACCTACTGCGCAGTCTAAAAAGGTTTCGTGAACTTCTTGTGAAAAATTTGAGTTTTGTAAAATTTCAAATACATATTCAGTAACAGTATCTAACATTTCGTTTACTTCTTTTTGTTCATCTTTTGGAATTTCAGTACCACTTGTAAACTCTGCCCATCTTGCATAGTTTGGTACAATGCCTGATTGTAAACGAGATGCAAACTCTTGCACTCCTACAACAGCAGTTTCATCAAAGATTCTTTCACTTCTTCTTTTTGCTATACTTTCTGAATAGAATGATTCCCTTTGAGGTAAAGCATATTCATAGCAATCTTCAAAGATAGGAATCCATTGATCTTTTATTGCTTGTGCTCGTCTATATTTAGCAAGAAGTTGTTTAACCTTTGATTCCGAAAAATCAACAGGTGCTTGAGGTATGACATCTACAACCATTTACACTCCAAGAGTGCCACGACTAACTGTGCCTTGTACTGCTAAATAACCCGATCCACTTCTTCTTCCTGACATAAGCGACCTTCTGCCTCTTCTACCAGAAACTTCTGCAAGTGTATCTTGATATCTTTCTTCTTTCAACTCAGCCTTCTCTCTCAACTGCTTCCTCCTATCTGCCGCTCTCTGTGCCCTTTGGGATGCAGAGATTGGAGGAGGAGGAGGAGGAGGAGCAGGTCTTGAGCCACCGCCACCACCACACATAAGCTATCTCCTTCTTTCATAAATGTTCTTGGGTTTTATATCAAAAACATTAAAATTTTTTTTAGCTATTATAGGTTTACTATATTTAGTACCGATTGTCAAAGACCTACCTTCACCTGCACCAAGTAATAAGTATTGTAAAGCGTCGTGTACATGCGAAAATCTATTCTTATTTGGTCGCTCATCATAGCGTTCACCAGATACTTGAAGTCGTCTATAATGATATCCACCTGCAAATCCTCTAAGTAAATTAATACAACTTTTATCAATAAGAATACCTGATTCACCATCTACCATTCTATTAAGACAAGTAGCTACAGACTCTATTCGTAATGTAACATCATTACTTGGAGCAGGTCGGGCAGTAATACCTTTACCTCTTAGTATCTGAAATGGTGTGCTTTCATCTGTTTGTACTCTATGATCTCCTGCAGGATCTCCAAATATATAAAAAGTTCTAGGATGATATCGTGCCATAGATTGTTTCATTAAATCAGAAAACTTAACAATACCCATATCTTCAGCTACAAGTTCTTCAAATACTATCCATCTAGTTCTTATCTTTTGTGCAAAGACACAAGCAGGTGTAAGACCAAAGTCAATCCCCATATAAACAGGAAGATGTTCTGCAAGTGCAAGTTCACCTTTAGCCATATGTACATCTTGTCTAT